CATCCAAGTATAGTCAAGTGTACCATGGAATCTATACCATGTGTTTGCACCATACTTTTCAATAAATTTATCTCTTTGTCTAGAGAACCACGGTGATACGTGTCTCATCATAACGAATCCTTCGTTGAAGAACATAACAAAGAATCCAATCCAAAAAATCATAGTTTTTAATTAAGGTAAATTAATGCACCAGTAATGCGAACGTTTGCACCAGTGATAGAAACGTCTGCTCCGCCAGTAATACCAACTGCTGCTCCACCAGTAACACTAACTTCTGCACCTGCAAGAGTCATGTCACCAGTCGAAGTAGCAGTGAAAGTACCACCTGCAGCAATCGTTGCAGCAGCACCTGCAGTAGCAGTGAAGGCAGCACCAGAATTCATGATAGTTGCACCTGCAACAGCATTAGTGCTGATGTTACCTAATACAGATTTTACACTGTATGAAGAAGATCTATCTTTTACTAAAGGAACAGCAAATACGCCACCTGCTGCAGTGATGTTAGATACACCACCAATGTATTGTTTATAGTCTCCAGCAATAACATGACTAATATGACCTGGTGAAACAACAGCTTGATTAGATCTCGGGTCAAACTGGACTGAAGTTTCTTCTCCAGCACCAAAACTCATCTTCTGACCTAGAATAATATCCTTCTTATTGATTTGTGCAGAGTTGATAGCAGTAGCAGCCATCTCAATATCAGACTGAGATTGAATTTTAATAGATCCACCCGCTAAAACTAATTCTTCAACAGCTTCGATTCTAATTATATTTGCTTTTATAACTCTTTCTGATCCTTTAGCTTCATCTATATGATCTCCATAACATATGATGTTTAATGCTTGTCCATCACCCTGTGGTTTTTGATTATCACCTTCGTGAAACTCCATATTAACTCTGGCCTCATGCTTATGAAGACCACCAAATGTTGTGATATTTAATCTTCCACTAGCAGCACCTTTATTAGGATCTCTTGTTCCAGTCATGACAGTAATTCTCCCATCATTATGGAAAGTCATTGCATTATCAGAACCTGCAGGACCATCAATACACAATGCTGTTGTGAGTTTATCTGGAAGTGTTCTTTCATAGATAGATGCTCTTGTTCTATACCCTTTATAAGCATAACACAACCTAATACCACTGGTATCTTGTGTTTCATCAGGAGTTGATGGTTTTGCAATACCATCCTTCTTAATATTATTATAAGTTTCTTGTGAAGCAGCTGCCATTATCTACATCTCCTAAGGACAATCAACATAACGACCTGTACCAATTTTGGTAGAACCAATCTTGGAAAGTCCATCTGTATCTAGACATAATAATGAAGGTAACAATTGTCCTCCATATCCACCACCACCAACGACTTTGACCTCAGGAAATCCTTCAAAAGTTTTTGTTCTATTAAGAATTCTAGCACCAATTAAAAATCCATCATCATTAATGATAGCTTCTGCTAATCCTGGTTCGTCATTAATAAAAATCTCTGGTTTAGTTTTATATCCAATTCCAAATCTAGTAGCGGTAAATGTATCAATGACACATCTCTTGTCATTATCACCAGAGCGATTTTTCTTATAACCAAATCCTGGTGAGAGGACACGAATTTCAGTTAAGAATCCATTGTCATCTAATAATGCCGTTGCAGTTGCACCAACTCCTTCTCCACCAACGAATACGAATGGTGGTTCTGCCCATGGATCGCCAGGATTATCCACAGGAATTTCGATAATACCACCATTATCATCTGTAATTACATCAGGAATATTAATTGCAGGTGGTCTAAAGTCATCAAATACAATTTCTGTAGAATCACCAACACCTTCGTCAAAATCAGGAAGATTTAAATCTCTTCCTGATACAATCAAAACATCTGCAGTAGCTCCTTTACCTGTAATAGCAAAGGTTAGATTTTCTGCTTCTTCTACTACACCATCTTCTGCAATACCAATAGTTACTTGTGCTTTACCACTGTTAATAACAAATGATCCAGTTAGAGAACCATTAATGATATCATCTGATGTAATACCTTGACCGAATAAGTTGTAAAATAAGATAGTTCCATTATCTACATTATTAGTAGTAATTGAATAGATAATAAATTCATCTTCTGGACAAATAGATCTGTTAGCTACAACTTCATAAGAAGGTGTGGTGTTAGATGGATCGTCGATAGGATCATCTGGCGTACCATCTCCATCATCATCAGGAGGAGTCAAAGGATCCTCAGGAACATCAATATCAATTGGATTTTCTGATGGTGGATTGTATGGAGGATAATCTTCTTTAAGTGGTTGTGGTGAAATCTCACACTGTGCAACATTTCTTACAAAAAATGATTTAATTCCGCTACTATCAATCGGACTATTTTGTTTAATTTTTACAAAAAATTCTTCTATTGATCTATCAGATAGTGGATCTCCAAACGTCCTAATCTCAACAGTTTTTGAAGTTTCTTTTGGTTGAAAACCAACAATTGTATTTGCTGATAAGTAATCCTCTACAGGTGTTGCTGTACCTTGTCCATCCAGAGTTTTAAATGTAACAGAGGAAGCAGATTCTAGGTATCCAGAACGAATAATTGTGAATACAGCAGTATCACCTCTAGTTACTTTAATATCTTGAATATTATATGCAATTTTTGGTCTCTTTGTAGCTAAGTCATCAGGACCTTTTGGTGTGTATGGTAAAGGAACACCTCCAGTAAATCCAATAGTAGTAAGTGTTAATGGATTTCCAGTATATGCTTCTTCACAAACATACTGTGTATAATCACCAGGAGTATCTCCAAATAAATTATCGATACTACTCAAAAGATTATCCAAGAAATCTTCATCATCTTTTTTCCCTTCTTCTTCTCCATTAGTACATGCTTTCTTGTACTTATTACATGTTTGATCAGGACCAGAACAAGAAATACCAAGAAGTTTTAAAACAAAATTGATAGCTTGACCGATCATATTAAGTGGTTCAGCAATAGCACCAAGAATATCTTGTAGAGGTCCTAATATTTTACCAAGTATTTCAGTAATCAACTGATTAATCTTAGAGATGATTCCATTTACAAACTCATCTACATGACAAATAGCAGCACGATATGCTTTGTTGACGTAACTCATCAATACATTTGTCAACCATGACATCAAACGTTCACCTAAGTCTGCCATTTGACAACCAAGGTCTTTCAAAGCATTGTTAAAGAATTCTGTTACAGGAGTTAGAGCATTACCAGATTCATCTGGTCTTAATAATGCCTTTACTAAGTTGTCTACAGCCTCCTGTAATTGTTGTTTAATATAACCTTTAATCCTTGCTAAGAACTCAGTAACAACACGCTGTGCTTTGTTAATAGATGTTCTTGCCTTAGAGATTGCACTGTTTACACCACCACTAACTTTATTAACATAAAAATCTCCAATGTTGCCATTGTTATTCTGTATATCAGATAACATCTGACCAACAATAGAGTTCATCTGTGTTTTTAAATCTTGGTCTTTGCATTTTTCAGCAACACTTTGACACCACTCTTCTTTTTTTAATCTTTCTGTTGCTGCTGGTGGTACAGGAATGTCTTGTCTCTTTTCACCATTTTCATCCTCAACTTCTCTTCCTGTAGATAAACCCGAACCTGTTCTAGCACCCTTTTCAGAAACACCTGATGTTTCAGTAGTACCTGATTCTGTTACTTCTTCTGCACCATCTTTATATGGGTCAACTTGTGATTTATAACTCTCTCCTGTAACATATGCTTTTCTTTTTGGTCCTGGTGTATTAACAATCTTTGTAGCTGCAGGTGTTTGACCAATAGAACCTATAATAATAGGTTTCTGTTTATCTGCGTCTACATAAAATCCAGTTACCCAACAACCTTCAATTAACTGAGAACATGCACCACCAACATTACCTGGCATGAATGGTGTTGTAACTGGCATCACAACGGTTGCCCATGGCAAAGCAGCAGTAGGAAGAATATCCTTATTACCAGGATGATCTCCTACAATTCTTACCTTATAACGATATCCACCTTTATTGTTTTTATCGTCATCTACAGTTCCTTCTACTTGTCCAATCCACCAAGCGTATCCATCGGATCCAATTTGGTGTATAGGTACTAACCGTGATAATGAGTCATCCATATTCAATCTTCATATACTAAACATTCAGGTTCTGATGGATTTGAGTCACAAAATAGTTCCAAAGGTGTTGGATCATGATGATCACCTGCTTCAATCTCTTTCTTGTGATGCTCTACATAGTCTTCCAATTCGTGCAACTCACCCTCAACATGACGACGTTGATGTGGTGAGGTCATAGGATTGTCAAGGATTTCTTTGTCCTTTTCGATATGCTTTTCGATGCTTTCCATAAGTAGGTAACTTCCTTTAGTTATTTATTTACTATGTGTGGACACTTTATCCTTTTGTCCATAAGAGTCTCTCATCAAGCGCAATGTAGTGTAAAATGTACCATTTGATCCAGATAAAGGATCAAAAGCATGTGTTACTTCTTGAATCAAGTATTGTCCGCTACTCTCCAAGTCGAAAGGTTCGTCCTTTCCTAATGAAGTTGGTAGCTTACTGACTAGTCTAACATTAATTTTGTCTCCTGCACATATTTCAGCATTTCCAGGTATTACGATACTACACTTCTGATTTGTAAGTAATCTATACCTTGCTATGGATTGTGCCATATAATATTTTTGCCAATCAGCAAATTTTGTTGGAGATTTAGATCTATCTCCTGGTTCTGGTGAAGCAGGTTCAAGTTCATTAGACCAAGATTCATGATCTAAGTATACTGACATAATTCTACTGGGATAATCAGATAATTCTACATCTTTTACAGGAATTAAAGAAAGAGAATCTTGTCCTCCAAGATGTGACATGTTATCATAACTATCTTTAATTTTATAGACATACTCTTCGTATTGCCCTGTTGAATGATTGAAGAATACCATCAAAGAAGAATATTTTCCCACTCTTAACGATGTAAGAGTATCAACCTCAGAATCAAAGATAGATTTTTTAATTGTAAATCTTTCATCCGCACCATCTCCAATATTTCCCAATCTCTCCGTATAAGGTTCATCTGGTCCATCACCCCATGCTTTCACTTGTAATCTATCAGATTTTAGAGGACTTTTCTCATCAGCACATAAAGAATCAACTGCAAAGAAATTATATCCTCTACGTGTTTCCCAAAAGAAAAATCCACCACTGCCTTTAATTTGTTGTTCTGATTTATTCTTATTTGATGTATTATTAGTTTCAAACTTAGCTTTAGGAGAAATACTCTTAACTGCTAGTTGTGTAATAAGATCAAATGGTCTTTTATTATTAGGAATTATTTTGTTTTCAAATAAAGAAGGTTCTGAGAAAAACTCTTTTTGACTACCAATATATTCTGGTTGTTTTATCATCTTTTTAATAATCCCCTCAGGATTACCTTCCATTACAACATTAACTCTTGTAATTTCATTCTCCAATGCTTCAGGAGATATTAAACCAATCTTATATACTTGTTTCTGTTGTTGAGCATAACGATCAGAGACTCTCCAAATAACCATATCATATCGAATTGGAACATCACTAATATTTGTCAACATTTCAATAACTACCCTTTCTCCACCTTTAATAGGAAGAGATCCAAGTAAACCAGCACTATCAACTATAGTAGCACCAGCTACTATAAAAGGACTTAAAATAGACTCAACATATTCAAAATTTGCAACTAATTTTTTGATCTCAATATCTGTATTAGTTCCTCCCTTAAAAATTCTAAAACTTCTAAGTACAAAATCAGTTGGTGAAGAAAAATTTTCCATAGTTTAAGCTCTAAGTTGCATTGGAGCAAACATAAAATTAGGACCCATCTGACTATAGCTAGATGCTAATGCTACATCATCTCCTCCAGAAGATTTACCACCACCAGTTGTTGTGTTGTAGTTATTGATGATTGTAGTCCCTGCTCCTGCAGAAGCAGTTAATTGAGCATCTGTAGAAGCTGTATTTAATGCATTAGGATCATCAACAGATGCAGTAAGTGAGGTTGAGTCATTATCTGTTGTTGGATTTAAGGAACTTACTTCTTTTGGTTTAGCAGCCTCTATTAATTGTTTTTTTAACCCAAGGTTTTTACCTTCAGTATTCATAGGTGTAAACATACCAAGAAAACCTCTTTTCATGATCTTATATCCACCACTATCTTTCTTGATAGCACGGAACTGATTATTATCACCAAAATCAATAAATGGTTCATTCCCCAGATTCAATGATTTTGCCCAGTCAGCACCATCTGGTTTAACATCTGGGTTTTCTCCTATTAATTTTGGAACAGAACCAGCAGCTCTATCTCTTTTTAATGCTTCGATTATTTCTTCGGGACTGATAGAAGCAGCATTGCCAGCAGTACCATCATATAGACCTTGACCTCTCGTCATCCGATTTCCTTTATAAGTTTCATCATATTGGAGTCCTACAGAAGCAAACTCTCTTGCCAGTGCCTGTCCCGCTTCAGTGGGATCATTAGTTTCTCCTCTTAAATATTTACCTACCGAAGGTCTTTTCACATTAATAACATAATCTTTAAACATATCTTGAGTTTGCTCAGTAAATAGCATATCCCTAGTAACATCACTATTTTGAACAAACTCTTTCATTGTGTCTGGAATGATTTGATATTTACCAACGGCAAACACTTCTTCTCTTGCTTGAGCATCCATAATCTCACCAACAGTCATCTCAGTGAGATTCTTACCAAAGATAGATTTTGCACCACCAGGAGTATCACCAGCCTTGCTACGGTTTACAGAATTTACACCACCCTCACCAGAAACAATAGTATCAAATGTAGCAGCACCACCACCTGCCATATTACTCCTATTGCGACCGCCGCCGCCTGATGTTGATGTATCTTCTTCGTTGTCGTTTTTAAATCTGAAAATTTTACCGATTCCAGGTAACGTAAGAGCACCAAGAATTTCTTTTAATCCTTTGTAGAATCCATTCCAACCACCTTGTTTATCATAATATTGATGCAGTCCCTCCGATTGCAATTGACCAAATAAACGTTTATTCCTTTTTTGTGCTTCAAGAATACCCTCTCCAATATTAAGAGAGATATCTTTCATTTCTTTAGACTTATTACCACTGAGAGTAACCTCAGTACCATGAAGTTCTGCAAGATAACCAGATTTAGGACCAGTTGTTACCATACCATCGGCACCAGATGGCATCGTCATATCTTTTGCAGCTAGAGCAGCATCAATACCAACAGAAGCAGCAGTACCAGCACCAGGAATAGTAGATGCTGCACCAGAAGCTAATTCCAGACCAGCACCAATAAAATCTCCCTGTAGTGCTCTCTGAGCAGCAAAAACAGCACCTAATCCTAATCCTACCAGTGGAATTTTCTTTCCTAGACTCTTTGCAATTGCTCCACCAGCAAGTTTACCAATTGCTTTTCCACCTAATTTCTTTCCTAAGTTTTTCCCAAGACCTTTGCTCATCTTACCACCCAGAGCAATGCCAAGTCTTGTTCCAGCTCTAGCACCACCTCTTTTCATCACGGATCTGCCTAATGCACCTGCAGCTGCCTTACCACCTATACCTACGCCAGGACCACCGCCTCTACGTGATCCACCACCAGCACCCATCAGTGCCATGCCGTTTGCTCCAAGACCCATATAAGCAGCGTTGCTAGAGAAGTCTCCACCTCGTTCCAGATTAAATTCTTCTGCAGCTGCTATTGATTTTCTTCCTAATTTTTCTGCTTCTTGTTGCTGTGTTTGAGCAATCTGTTGTTGAACTTGTGTTTGTTGTTTTGTAGTAGCAACTAAACTCATGGTAACCATGGTCAATCTATCAATTGCCTGTACTACTTCTCCACTATCTCCACCAACAGGTTCCATGCGTTTGACGAACATATCGTCACCGCCAATATCTCTTTCTACACCAAGATTTGTAGCACCGATATTTACAATTCTATCAGAAACAAATCCTTCTGATTTTAGTGGTTTTCCATTAAATCCACCCCTAGCTAATCCACCACCCTGAACATCAGGATTTATTGCTGATGGTCCTGCAGGTAATGCTCTTTGTAAAGCTGTTCCACCAAGCATTCTTTGTAAAGGGGCTGCAGCTACTGCTTTTTGATTTCCACCCGATAATAAAGGTTGTTGTCCTGCTCTCAAAGCAGCAGGTTCTTCTACTTTTGCAGAAACTTCCTCAATTTTCTGGTCTGTTTTTTTACGTTCTTTTAATAAATGTTCTTTTAGTTCTTTATATTTCTTTTCAATCAAATTTTCCAGACCAATCTCAATCCCAGATTTACCTCTGCTATCTTGATATGATAAAAATCCGTGTGCCATTATCGTTGTTTAGCTGCTTCTTGTGCTTTTTTGACATTATCTAGATGTTGCATTAAGAGACTAGTGTATACCTGTCTCTCCCATGGCATCATATTTTCAATCTCAGTCAAAGAGTATTTATGATGATGCATCAAAGCAAAGTTGGTTTTGTAGTATCCCTCTAGCGTGTTATGGAAGAGGGCTATCCGAAAAAATTAGTTAATCCATTGATTAAAAACTCAGATTCAACTCCTGTCTCTGGATTTGTAACCGTAAATGTATGCTCTAATCTAGGAATAGACTCAAAAAACTTTTGAATTTTTTCAAATTGAGTATTGGTCAATCCTTCTACGAATTGAACAAATTCTTTTTTAGTAGTAGTAGAGTTGTCATATACATCCTCTTTATCAAAGATCTGATCAATACATTCAGCAATAATTTCAACTATACCATCTGTAGATGGAGTTTGACCCATAATAGATCCACTAATGAATTCAGTCCAAGAAGGATACTTCATAATAACACCAAGTTCATCATTTAGCATGATTTTAGGGTCATGTCCTTCTGGTTTGCTGACTTTAACCTCAGTCAGATTCAGATTATACTTAACTTGCGTTTTTTCGTCATCTTTGCAAGTTACATTCATCTGTACAATTTCACCAACAGATACAGCACGAATTTGAAGGAAAATATATTCCAAATCAAACATTGCTAGATCTTCTAGTTTAATTCTTGACTGAATACAACCCTTTAAAAGAGACTTAACAGATTTTTCAATTTCTTTTTCATCTTGTGTTTCTAAAGCTATTAGAAGTACCTTTTCTTCCTTTACAACAAAAGGACGATATCTCAATTTTTTCCCATTAGAAGGAATTTCCAACTCATAAGTTGGGAGAACAACTTGTGGCAACGCCATTATATTAACTCCAAGGTCATATTTATATTTAGCGACTTTTTCAGACGAAAAATATCGGGAATTTTTTTCCCACTTTTATGGAACTGAAAATTGCAATTTGACCCTACTGATCCATGGGGAAGGCATTCACCATTCTTGACGCAAGATTTTTATTACCAGTCACAGCTACTTCCCTCTTAAAGTTCTCTAGTCGTTGCTCATCTGTAAGAGGAGTAACACTTTGATATGGACCCAATCCATCACCTTTAGTAATTTGAGGAGCTTTTCTAACATCTCTCATTATAGTATAATGTCTTTCATACTTGAATTGAGCTGTTACTTTTGTTATTTGAGAGGATCCAAATTGAAGTGGGATAGCATCAATTTGGTATGGCCATGCTTTCTCCATAACATAAGTGATTGGTTTTCTTTCAGTAGAAGAATCTTTTCCAGCCTCTGTCTTTGTAATATAAATGTCACACGCATAGTCATCTTTGTAACCGACTCTCATTACTCTATTAGGACTTAATACATTTCCTTTTTCTTTAATATTATTGTTATCCATACCACCAATAATAACATAATACCAAGCATTTAAAGCTTTCAAAATGTTTAAGTTAGCATCTAACATAAATGTAAGAGAAAATTCTGTAAACACTCTTGTGTGTGGATAATCTACAGCACCAAGACCAGTGACTAATCCAACTTGTGTTCCAGTTGCAGTATTTGAGTTAGGCAATTGTGCTTCTTCACAAAAAATCTCTAACAAATCAGGATTGAAGAAATCAGCTGGAGAAACACCTCCCTTAGAACCTTTAAATTCTACTAGAAAGTTATTACTAAATGAAAATCCGCCTTGACGACTGACCTGAGATAAAAATGAAGTAATTCCCGCTGCCACGCTAAATACCTATGTTGGATCATTTATATTTATGGCGTACTCTGGGTATTTTAAACCTAAAAACCCTCAGAAGTACCGTGGCAACCCGACAAACATTGTTTACAGGTCGCTATGGGAACGTAAGTTCATGGTGTTCTGTGACAATAACCCTTCAATATTACAGTGGGGAAGTGAAGAGATTATTATACCATACAGAGCTCCTGATGGTAAGGTGAGGCGATACTATCCAGACTTTTATATCAAAGTTCGTGAAAAGTCTGGTAATCTTGCGAAGTATATTATTGAAGTAAAACCCAAAAAACAAACACAACCACCGAATGAGAAAAATAAACGAACTGCCTCATATCGTAATGCTGTATTAACATACGCAAAGAACCAAACTAAATGGTCTGCTGCTCGTGAATATTGTGAAGATAGGCAGATGAACTTCTTAATATTAACCGAGGATCATTTAGGAGTATGACAAATGACAACAGGATTCGCCGCTATACAGCGCAACAACGTAAATAAAGAACCAGGATACAAAACATTATTTGAAAAAGTCTCCGCTAAAACAAACGGAGAAAAAAAATCACTTGCATGGTATAGAAATGCAGTGAAATCAGAAGCTAGTAGTTATAAGAAAAATTTTAGTAAGTATATATTAAATGAAAAGAGTGACAGAGTAGGCGCTGCTGATGAACAAGATGCAAATGAATTGCGTCGATACACAGTAGCAGGACACCTTTATATGTTTGAGTATAAAGCAAAGATGAAGTATCTTCCTTACTATGATAGGTTTCCTTTAGTGTATGCAATCAAAGCAGCAGGTAAAACTGAATTTTGGGGTGCTAACCTACATTACTTGTCACCAAAGAAGAGAATTATAGCTACTAAAAAATTAATGCAGGGAAGAATTGACATTCCTAAGAGATGTTTCCATAAATACCTAAGTTCACATGTAGAAGGGTTATACCTAGATCTATCTTCAAGTGAATGGGATACTGCAATCCTATTACCAACAGAAGATTTTGTAAAAAATGTCAACGGCATGGTATTTCCAATAGATAAATCTGAAGTATGGAAAGATACTGATGAGAATTTCTACGATAAAATCCGAGGTCAAAGACTAGTGAAAGGATATGGAACACCACAATCCAAGGAAATGAGTAGATGAATAAACCTAAACAAGAAAAACAATGGTTCTGGGATTTTATCCAAGAATACGTCCTCGGGACAGGTGGTTTTGGTTCCGATGAAATTATCAAAGAGCAACAAGAGAAACAAGCAAAAGAGGAAGGATACGATAGTGCCGCAGAATTTAATGTTAATTCTAGAATTAAAAGATTAGATTCACCTAAAGAAAATTATACATCTTCCAATATTCTAAAATATCCTAATGCTCAGACTATTGGTGAGCAGAGTGACTATGTATTGTTTCAGTTTAAAAAATATAATCCACCATTTCAAAAAAGATCTAAAAAAGCATTTGGAGTCGAAGGTAATAACCTCAATATTAATACCGAGGAAAAATTAGGAAATTATCTTGGAAAACCCTATGATTACAATCAAGTTGGTGAATATACAGATGCTGGAGAGGATTATCCATCTGTCATAATGTATATGCCAGAAGATATTTCTACTGGTTTCAGAGGTAATTGGGGTGGTAAAGCATTCAGTACAGTTGGTGCAGGTATTTTAAGAGCTGCTGGTCAAGAAGGACTAGGTGCCAAACTTGCTGGAGGTTTTGGTACACTTAATGGTGCAGCAGAAAGAGCTCTTGGTCTAGCATCTGCTGCAGTTTTACAGAAGTCTGTTCAAAAAGCTGGTGGTGATCAACTTACTAAAGATGATATTTTTGGATCAATATCTGGGGCAATCATGAATCCCAATACTGAATTGATGTTCCAAAGTGTTGACATGAGAAACTTTGCTTTGAAATTCAAATTAGTTCCAAGAAATGCAGGTGAATCTAAAGAAATTAATAAAATCATAAAAGTATTCAAAGCATGTACTTTACCACGCCGTGATCCTGAACAAGTAATGGGATTTAATGATCCAGGTAAACCGATAAACAAGGGAATTGTGTCTGCATTTATTGGTGTACCAAATCTTTGCAGAATTTCTTTTATGCGTGGAGCAACTGAACATAATGTTCTTCCAAGATATAAAATGTTAGCTGTTACTGAAGTAAGTGTAAATTACACTCCTGATGGAGCATATGCTACATATAGAGATGATGGTCAACCTGTTGCCATCGAATTAACACTTAATTTTCAAGAAACAAAAATCAACTTTGCAGAAGAAGTTCTCTCAGACTCTGTTCGATAATGTATTTTTCAATCATACCAGATCTCGCTTACGACGAGAAACCAATCAACTCTCCTTTTTCAACATCAGATTTTACAGTCGCGAAGAATTTTTTTCGTAGATATAAAATCAATGATGATATCTTTTCCAATGTTGTTTACTTTAACAAGTATGCAATCAAAGATGGAGAACGTCCAGATGTTTTAGCTAGGAATTTTTACGGAAATCAATTTTATGATTGGGTAATTCTTTTGACTAACAACATGGTCAACGCACAGTATGATTGGCCAATGAATAACTATGAACTCTATAGAGTATTAGAGCAAGAATTTGATGATCCATACAGTCAGATCAATCATTATGAAATCAAACAATCGATGGGACACTATGCTGCTGGTTTACATGTTGATCAAACATTTTACAATGGACAGCATAAATTAAATATCGATGGTGTCATGACATTAAAAAACGGCAATGAGATTTGTAGTCCCATTACCGTTGCAGAATATTATCAAGAAGAAAATGATAAGAAGAGAGAAATATATCTTCTTAAAAAACAATACTTACAATCTTTTGTAGATGATTTCAGAAAACAAAATCTATACAAAAAAGACACCAACTATATTAGTCAGCGTCTAAAGAAAACTGGTTGACTTTTTTTACCAAAAAATTGGCAGAGAATTTTTTTCACTTTTCACAGATTTGATTATCGAATTTCGTCTCTAGTTTTGCGACTCGTGTGAGGAGAACTAGGTTGTCTGCCTCCACCTGATCGAGACGCTTACGTAGTGCCTCGATCATTTCTTTTTTCTTCATTAGTTAAGTTCATAACAAGCTGATCGTGCCAACTCTGGATTCTTTTTCAGTGCTCGATGCACATGACCATGAACATCTGTTTCTAAAGTATGATGTGCATTAGTATGGACTACTTGAATCAATCCTAAGGTTCCAACAAAAGTTAAGTTTAAAACTGTAACTGGGTGAAAGATAACCTCAAACACTTTCTTCACTTAATGAACTTATCCATACGAAGTTTAATGTAATACATTCCTACGACCCAAAGGGAGAAGAGAAACCCCTCCCCGTAGCTCATAGAATTCCATGCTCCAACTGCTCCATCTAGCATTGCTAGAGTGTCAGGCATTGCCAAGAATTCAGTTCCCATATTACTCTTCAGCAAGACGTGCGAAGTAGGACAGGGCATCATCATCATCAACGACTGCTTCTTCCTTGACAGGAGAACGATGGTGACCACCAACCAGTTGATTATTACTATCGATAGTAATATCAGGGGCGTTGAAACTACCACGACCTTCAGACTCATCCTCGAAGGACTCATCAACTGGACGGGGAGCAGGACGTGCGCTGATACCTAGCACAAGATTCAAACGACGCTCAAGATCTTCGTATGACTTGAACTGCTCTTTAGAAGTGAATGACTCTAGTGAGTATTCTTTTTTCCACGTTGCTTCAAGTTCATCATCGTCTGCAGACAAAGCACTAACACTATCAAACTCAGAGCTATCATAGTTCCAGTACCCTGCTACTTTTTTGATCTTCAATTTGAAGTTAGCACCTTCCCAAAGATCAAAGACATTTACTGGTGTCTCATCTTGGAACTCGGGTTGCATGGCAGCAAGGATCTTATCATGGATCTTCTTGCCATACTTATACAAGAATGTCTTACCCTCGTTCTCAGGGTGCTTAGGATCCTTTACAACATAGATGTTACTGTAGTAAGAAAGCTTACGCTTCTGCTTACGTGCAGTCTCTTTGTCCTCATCAGCACCGCTGTTCCAGAGACGGCGGTTCACTTCACCAACGGGATCCTTTTCGTTGAGTGTAGTTAAGGAGTTTTCAATGTACCAACCACCAATACCTTGGAAGGCATGGGAGTACACCTTTGCCCATGGGATGGTTTCACCATCAGGGGCAGGAAGGAATCTGATAACGGCATATCCGTTACCAGCAGCGTCAACTTCTGGTTTCCAGAACCTATCATCAACGTTCTTACCGCTGGATGACTTCTCAAGTTCCTTCTGAAGGTAGGAGAAGTTGTTCTGAGATTTACGCTTTAAGTCTGCGAATGACATAGATTACCTCGGATTTAATCGGATTTGGTTTGTGTATTGGGTCGGAACCCAATGGTGCCCTCATCACTTGAACATAATAACAGGCAAGGGGACGGGCGTCAACCCCCTGCCTCTAATTGTTGCTTCATGCGTTGAACCTTTAACAATAGTTCATCAAACATGGATTCGATGGACGTGTCAGGTGTAGCTCCTAGCATGACAACCCCCTGCTTCATGGTCTCGATGACCGATTTAGCTTCGGGATCATCACTCAGTTTAGCACGAGCATAAAAGATCTTTTGTTTTTCAATGAGAGTTTCAAGTGCATCAAAATAATCCATCTTCCTTTCGTCTTCAAGAAGAACAAAATTCATAGCGGATCTAAAACAGAACTGCTGGAGCTCCAACATTTCTTGGATGTCACCTCTAACTATATCAGATTTAAAGAAACTCATACTAACATTAACTTGGCACGACTTGTTTTTTTCATGAAGTTAAGTTGCTGTGCATCATGACGCAACTTTTCTTTCAATGGTTTGCTAATTAGTTTACTTACACTATCTAATTCGATTTCATTTTCCTCGCAGTAGTGAATAACAGAATCAATATAATTCATTGATGGATTGTGTAATGCAATCTTCTCCACTTCCTGCGAAAATCTCGCAGCGGTCATAAATTTATCCTCTAATAATTGTTTTTTGTCCATATCGTTCTTGGTATTCGTCGATGTAACCCATCAACTTGATGAAATATTCTTTCTTAGGTGGAAGCACCTTGACTTGGGTCTCTCCGTTTTCACAAGCAACGATTGTGACGAGTTGTTTGACACTCAACCCGTAGTTTTCTTGAAGCATACATGCGTATGCAGTTTCTTGAACGAAATAGTCGTAGAGATATTCTTCACGCTTAGGTTGTTCTGCTGTCTTAAAGTCAATAATAGACAACACACCATCAAACTCAGCGATACAATCTACACGCCCTGCTAGTTCTAAATGTTTAGAGTAGAGCGCAGCTTCCTGTAAGTAAATATTATTTATACGGTCCAAAGTAGGACGACTGTGGTGAAACATCAGCACAGGAAGGGGATGTGATTTGTATTTCTTTAAGTCTAAATCGTTATTAAGATAATCTTCTGCAACTAAATGATACTTTGTGCCACGACCAGTAGCACGAGTGGACTTGGCATTTGCTGCCTTCTCACCAACACGAGCTCGCCACCTAGCAATACCCGCCATCTTTTTAGCATTGTTACCAATCACGGTGGTGACAGATGGAAATTTCATGCCTTCGGGTGTGAGATAAAGTCTTTTTCCTTCGACCATCTCAGCAGACATTTCAATAGGTTCAATGCCACCTACATGATTAAACAATTTCATAAACCTAAATTAATTTTGTTGATGAGATAAGATTTGACAAGACCAGAACGAACGATATCTTCTACACCGAATTCAACCAGTGAGAACTCATCCATTTTCTGTAAGATGCGTTGGAAGTCAATGATACCTGTACGCTCACTGATCTTTTGCAGATCAGTTTGTGCAGCATCACCACAGAAAATGATCTTACTATCCTGTCCAACACGAGTGATGATACTATCCAGTTCATGGAAGTTTAGGTTCTGACACTCATCAATGATAACGATAGCATTGTCTAGTGTAGTGCCACGTATGAAACTAGTAGACCAGAAGGAGATAGTTTCCTGTGCCTTCAGGTTATCATAGAGCATTTCATATGATGCATCGTCAGGCATCTCAAACATGGATTGAACCATGTTCTTATATGGTATCTGATAGAGAGAAGACTTATCCTCATGGTCGCCAGGTAAGAAACCAATCTCTCTAGTAGCTACTAGAGATCTAACGATGTATATTTTATCGTATGGTGTGTACTCATTCAATACATCTTTAAGTGCTTTGTACAGTGCAATGAACGTCTTACCTGTACCTGCTACACCATATGCATATAACATCTGTCCTTTGTCCCACTCATCAAAGAAAATCTTTTGATTATCAGTGATGGGTTCAACAGGAAGCATGTATGCTTCGTCAATAGGTTTACGACGCTTGCGTTGCTTCGCAGTCATCCCTTGACCAGGTGATTTAGTTGTCTTCTTTCTAACGGGCATAATTAGTAGTTGTACTTATCGGTAATGGTTTTGTTACGAGGTGCTTTAGGAATCACCTTGTTTTTCATGATGTCTTTCCATCCAGGATGGGTCCTCGCCATCTTATCTCTCCATTCTCCCACTTCACCAGAGGCAGGGCAAGTAGAGGGATCACTCCAATCTCTATCCCATTCTGGATTGTCTGTCTTCCACTGGTCCCAATCATGAACGCTAATTCTAACGTCCTTCTGTTCACCAGTCTCTTTATTAATCACTGGGTAAGTCGCCATCGTCTCCCTCCTTTGTTTTATTAAATCCAAATGGACCTGCTCCCTTTTCTTCGAGTGCTAGCTTCAGTGCAACACCACCAATAGATTCCATAACTTTAATGACTTGCTCAGGTTTGGCATCCTCACCAAGTTCTTTGGCAACATACCAATACTTAGGCCAAAATGTTTGACCTGCTAATTCATAATCTTCTAACGTTAATAGTTTCATAACCAGTCAAGTGCCTCCGCACAAATAGGAAACTGTTCAGAGAATACACGACGTGCATCTTCTGCAATCAGCATGTGTTCTTTCTGCGTTCCATGAGCAGAACGCAATTCAATATAATGGATCCATGACCGAACTGATCCTGTCATGTAGATTTTTGTAGGAACTGCCAAAGGAAGCACAAATCTAGCACATTCCTTTGCCACACCGTGATCAAGCATAGTCTGGTATAGATCCATAGAAGAAGCAAAATGCCTCTCGATAGCAATCTCAAACTCTTGCTTATGAAAAGCATCTAAATCATCAGTAGAATTCTGACGATTCTTTTTATCTTGACGACGTAAATCAGGTAGAGGAATACGATCTGCTAGCATAGAACTATCAGCATACCGTTGAGAAAACTCTTGGAATGTAAAAGATCTATGTCGTAGAACTTGAGCTGCGATTCCTCTAGATGTCTCGATCTCAAGCGTCATGTGTGCCTGCTCAAAGACGCTCCAGTGGTTGTGCTTGATACAATACTTTAACAGACCAGAAACCTTAGGATTATCCTGATTGTTTGGGTTCGATACTCTCGCCACGTACCCCATCATTTTCTCTGCGTCTGGTGTCACTGTTACGAGTTTCACTGAGTTCATTACTAAATCCTTTCTCCTGTTTTCTTTGTTGTTGTTTTACTTTCAGTTGTATCTTAGCACGTATAAGTGCTAATGTCATGTATTGCAATTCCTCATCTGTATACAGATCAGGTTTAATCTTTGCTTCCTTAATAGCTTTCTTTGCTAATCTTATCTGGTCTTTTAGTCGGGTCATAGTACGCTTTGTAGTAGGCAACAATACCAGATGTACTTGCGTTACCTTGTGATACCCAATCGTGAATGCATTCGTAAATGCTTTGGGATGAATACCTTGGTGATCCGTCTGAGCATAACTCAGGTCCAAATTTCTTGAGTAGGATATTAAGTCCTTGTGTTCTCACGTCCATTCGTTTATCACTGTAACGCCAATCAATCTGCATATCCGTCATCGTCATTCTCTGAGGTTAATACTCTAGCGTTTGTTTTGTTTACATGTTCGTCCCAAGGATGAACATATTTGTATGCATCCACATTTGAATACACTTCACTCTCCAATGCATTGACCAGAGATTTGAGGTTTTTGACAATGAGTTTTAGTCTTGCTCTATCCATATTTATGTTACAGATAGTAGCATCATAGCATAAAAAAAGAGGGGTTGCAACCCCTCTCTAGATATTTACGTTAAAATTTTTCTACATATTCGTTTACAATAAGTTTGGTTTTCTAAATCGCATTCGACTAAACATTCATAGTAGTCATCGAGCTTTTGATTTTCCACCTCCAAAGTGTCTACAGTAGTTTCTAAATGTCTCCACTGGTTAAGTTGAGATCTGGACAATAGATTGTGCATTAGTTTTCTCCATGCAATAAACCATAATAAAGGGGAGAGAAGGGTTCATTTTTCCACCTCGCATAATTCTACCACTATTTATTTTTGGTACATTCAATTAAAGAAAAATTGCAACGAATATTATTGCCTACTAGTTTATACTCATAAAAAAAGAGAGGGTCAAAACCCTCTCTGGATAAGTAAGTTAATCACTTTTTATAAAGTTGACCACGATAGCAGAATGTGCCATGGGTCTCTTTAGATTCTACACTACCTGTATCATACTTAACACCACGATATGTAGTGTGAAGAATCTGAGCGTCGTGTAGAGCAGATCTCTTGATGATCTGCTTCTTGATTTGATTAAGTGTGTTCATGAGTTGACTCCTGAAGAAGTAGGGTGGTTAGTCCCCGTTCCTTCAGTCGTTTGCGTCCCAAGGGTAGCATTCAGGGGTTGATTCCTTCATGACCTCAATCAATTCCACCTTATATTCGGGGGGAATATTCTCGTTTGTCCTCATCCGAAGCATAACTGCATCAGCTTGAGCACATGTGAGTGATGAATAGAATAATAATTCTAGCATGGGATGAACGGCTCCGTTCCGCGACTTACTTGCGTCCCACCCTAAAGTGGGATGAACGATGGTATAAGCATACCATACTATGTATGCTTTGTCAACCTGTATTTCTTAATACAATTAGTTTCCTGCTAAGTAGAATGCTTCACCCTTAGCTTTACAAACACGACGTACCTCAGCATCATAAACAGGTATACCTAATTCTCCACCTGTAATTAAATTCTTTGCAAACTCCCACGCTTCTCTGAAGCGTCTAAATTTATAAACTTGATCATATGTTTTAGCAGACACAAGCACACCATCACTTCTCCATAGTCTCATCGTATGCCACACAAGTGGATCATCAATTCGTCTATAAAAAATTGC